GATCCATTAGCACAATCATTCTTAGTTGAGGACAATACAGGTTGTTTCCTTACTAGTTGTGATGTGTTCTTTAGAACAAAAGATGACATGGATATTCCCGTCGTCTTCCAATTGAGAACAATGGTAAATGGAGCTCCTTCACCCAAAGTTCTTCCATTCTCCGAAATTGTTCTTGATCCAGATGAAATTCAAACTTCTGCTGACGGATCTATTGCAACAAATGTTCAGTTCAAAGCACCTGTCTACTGCGAAGGTGGAACTGAATATGCAATTTGTTTAGCATCTAACTCAACCAAGTATAGTGTTTATATCTCAAGAATTGGTGAGAATGATCTTTTGACTGATACATTTATTTCAAACCAACCGTATCTTGGATCACTCTTTAAATCGCAGAATGCTTCTACATGGGAACCAAGTCAATGGGAAGATTTGAAGTTTACTCTCTATAGAGCAGATTTCCTTGAGAATGGATCTGTAGAATTCTATAGTCCGGAACTTACAAGAGGGAATAATCAAATTCCAAAACTTCTTCCAGATTCAATTATAATGAACTCTAGACAAATTAGAGTTGGTCTTGGAACTACAGTAGCAGATTCTTATGAAATTGGAAACACTTTCTCACAACAAGGAACAAATGCAACTGGAGATTTGGTAGGAGTAGCAGCATCTGCTGTAGGTAATCTTAGCATCAGTAATGCTGGTTTAGGATACACTCCTGCAGATGGAAGTCAAACCTTTACTGGAGTCAATCTTATCACTCTTACCGGTAACGGTAGAGGTGCAACAGCGGACATTAGTATTGTGAATGGAAGCATTGTTGCTAGTGGAGCAACAATTGCAAATAATGGTGGATCTGGATATCAGGTCGGTGACGTTGTTGGCATCGATACTATTGGAGCAGCGTCGGTTGGCACAAATGCAAGATTGACAATTGCAGGAATTGGAATCACTAATGAACTTATATTTAATAATGTTCAAGGTGAATTTGTTGTTGGTGCAGCAAAAACACTAATGTATGTCAACAGTTCAGGAATTACCACAGAACTCAATTCTTCTGGTAGTGCTGGACTCGGAACTGGTGGTGATGTTCAAATATCTACCATTAACATTGATAATGATGGAACGCACTTTACAGTCAACCATCAAAATCATGGAATGTATTTTGCAGATAATATGGTTACAATATCTGGAGTGCTTCCAGATGTTAGACCAACTAAACTAACTGCAGAATTTACCTCAGGATCTACTGGTGGAATTGTAGTTGGCGGTGCAACAACATTCTCATCTTTCGAAGGTGTTGGTGTTGGAACAACTAATGTCGGACGTTTGTTAATTGGAGAAGAAATTATTCAATATACGAATGTTTCTGGAAATACAATTGGTGGAAACATTGTTAGAGGGTCTGAACCAAGAACTTATCCAGTTGGAACACCAGTATTCAAGTATGAAAATTCTGGAATAAACCTACAACGAATTAATGCAACTCACAATTTAAATAATGTAACTCAACTGAACCCATTTACTTTTGACTCATATAAAGTTAAAATTGATATGAGTGCCACTACAGGGACTGATAGAAGCACTGACATTGGTCATCCAAAACTTTATATCGGAGAGACGAAATCCACTGGTGGACGAGATGTAAGGGCTACTCAAAACATGCCATTTGAAATTATTACACCACAAGTTCAAAACCTTACTGTTTCTGGAACAAATATTACCGCTCAGGTAAGAACAACCACAAGTAAGAGTTTCAGTGGAAATGAAATTCCATATATTGATGCAGGATTTGAAGATATCACAATAAATCAAAAGAATTATTTTGATACTCCAAGAATGATTGCATCTAAAGTTAATGAAGACTTGAAGTTGACAAATATTGTTGGTAGCAAGTCTATGCAAATGAGTCTTGCATTGAATACGACTGATAGTCGCATAAGTCCTGTTATTGATGCTCAAAGAGTTAATGCTATCGTTACTTCAAATAGAGTTAATGATGTTATTACAAACTTCGCTACAGATTCTAGAGTAGATACTATTGAAGAAGATCCTACAGGATGTCAGTACGTTTCTAAGGAAATTGTTCTTGAAAATTCTGCTTCTTCAATTAAAATTATTGTTGCTGCTCATGTTGGAGAAGATGCCGATCTAAGAGCGTTCTTTGCCGTAAATGATGAACCTGGACTTGATCCAATCTTTACACCTTTCCCAGGATATTCGAACTTGAATTCTAGAGGACAAGTGATTGCTAAAGAAAATAATAATGGAGAATCTGATTCATTCATTATTAAATCAAATACAAAAGCCTTTAACAGTGAAAGTATTGATTACAGGGAGTATACATTTACAGTTGATCAACTTCCTGCATTCAAGACTTATAGGGTTAAACTTTCATTGATATCTAAGAGTCAGTGTTTCGTTCCTAGAGTTAAAGATCTTAGAGTAATTGCTTTAGCATAATATGGATTTTTACGATTTGGATGGTCATAAGGATCTCGCAAGAGATCCTGTAACCAATGCAGTAGTCAATGTCAACACTTTAGAATACAAACAGTATCTTGCGAGACGTGAAGTCAAATCCGAAAAGAATGATAAGATACAAAACATTGAAGATGATTTTGCTAATATGAAGAGTGAATTAAACGAAATTAAATCTCTATTAAAGGAGTTAATACATGGATCCTGATACTATAGAACTAAGTAACTTATCAAAGCAATTTGCTTATACTAAGATTGCATCACAGATAGATAGTTGTGATGATCGTGAAGAATTAAAAAATATTGCAAAATCTTTTTGCAAATTATATTATAAGCAGCAAGAAACAATGAAACTAATAGGAATAGTAGATGGCAACTAAAAACATTACTTTTGATCCTGATTCAGGAGTTCCTTATGGATTAAATTTGACCATTTATGGTGGGTCAGATTTTTCAACAAACTTGAATGTTTTAGATACATCAAATGCTGCTTTTAATTTAACCGGTTATACTGGATCAGCAGCAATATCAAAAAGTGTTTCCGTTGGTGCAACACTTGGAATAACTACTTCATTTACTGTAGGACTCACTAGTGCATTTGATGGCAAAATGTCAATATCATTAGGAAGAACTGATACTAGGAACCTAAGCGAAGGTAGGTATATGTATGATGTCTTAGTTAGTTCTGGGTCAACTGTGTATAGTCTTGCCAATGGAAATGTTTATGTCTACAATCCAGTTTCATCAGCACCCTAAATACAGTTAGGAAACTTGTGAATATATGGCACAACCAGCAAGTAGATCGGATTTAATCAATTATTGTAAAAGGCAACTGGGGGCACCAGTCCTTGAAATTAATATTGCTGATGAGCAAGTAGATGATCTTTTGGATGATGCTCTACAATATTTTCATGAGAGACATTTTGATGGTGTAGTTCAAACATATTTAAAATATAAAATAACCCAAGATGATATTGATAGGGGAAGAGGTAATGCTGCAGACGATCCAAAAGGGGTTGTTACCACAACTGCAAGCACTGATATTGATGGGGCCAGTGTAACATTTTCATACGAAGAAAATAGTAATTATATTCAAGTTCCACCTTCAATAATTGGTATCAATAAAATCTTTAGATTTGATAATAGCACAATATCTGGTGGGATGTTTAGTCTAAAATATCAGTTATTTTTGAACGATTTATATTTCTTCAATTCAATGGAGATGTTGTCATATGCAATGACAAAAACATATCTCTCTGATATTGATTTTCTATTGAATACTGAAAAACAAATAAGATTTAATCAGAGACAAGATAGATTATATTTGGATGTTGATTGGGGCAATGTAGAAAAAGATGAGTATATTGTACTTGATTGTTGGAGACTTTTAGATCCCAATGATTTTACTAGAGTTTACAATGATTCATTCTTAAAAAAATATCTAACCGCATTGATGAAAAGACAGTGGGGTCAAAATTTAATTAAGTTCCAAGGAGTTAAATTGCCCGGAGGAATTGAATTAAATGGTCGTCAAATTTATGATGATGCAGAAAAAGATTTAGAGATTATTAGAGAGCAAATGTCTAATACATATGAACTTCCACCTCTTGATATGATAGGTTGACGTTATGGTATTAAATCCATTTTTTACTCAAGGAACATCGTCTGAACAAAATCTTGTTCAAGACTTAATAAATGAACAACTAAGGACTTATGGTGTAGATATATTTTACTTACCTAGAAAGTATTTGACTGAAAATACCATCATAAGAGAGGTAGTCCAGTCAAAATTTGATATGGCACTTCCTCTTGAAGCATATATTGATAATT